AACCTCATCTCCTGTAAATGGGCTTGTAAAATCTGAATAGTCTAAATCTTTTAATTTTAAGACGCCAAACATATCTTTTAAGCTCGTTAAATTACCATAGAATGTAATCGTATAGCTTGACACTTTACCGTTCACTACGCTACTATCTTCTATTTGTATTCGACCACTTCTAAACGGTGTTTGTTCAATCTCAATGTACGCGTTTCTTTTAACTCCATGCTGTAAAGTTGTATCTACATCACTATTGTAAAAGTGTTTAAATATAGCGTTGTTTATTGGTGAAGCAGGAACGGTAAAAGACTTAGTAAAATCCGTGAACGTCTTTGATATATCAGCAATATTCTGCACCGACATAGATAAGTCAATAGCTTGCTCATCAAATAATTCAATTTGAGCGTAATCGTTACTATCAGGAACTCCCTCAATATATATCTGTACAAATCTTTTCATATAATAGACATGATTGTATCAAATGAATAATCGAACTCTAAAGAATAATTTATATTTTTTGTATTTATAGACTTGAATAATTCAGTTTGCTTAGTTTTAATCGTTACAGGTAAATCGTTAAGTATTATTTTCTCGCTTAACATTATTTCTTTGATAGTTTCTTTAAATGATTCAGCAACCCACCCCGTATTACATTTAATTGAATCCCTACCGTTTGCATTAAATGTTTTCTTTTGTCCTTCAAATTCCTTAAAAGATACTATTGACGCATTCATAAGATTAAACTCTTGATTTGTCATATTGAAACTATCATTCGAAGCCTTGAATAAAAACTCACGCTGCCACGCTCCGTACTTATTTACAAAGTCAATTGGTAACGCTTGATATTTACATTCTTCTATTGGTCTAAAAGTATATGTTCTTAACACGGCATCAGCACTTGTTTTTATCTCTAACTTATTACCATGCGCCCAATATGTAGGGTAAACTCTAAAAGACGTTTTCATCCCACTTGAAACAAATGTAGCCGTATTAACCGCCCCATTAACTAAATCAGTATAAACCGCTTTTTGTCCTGCAGTAACTTCTAAGGTTAAATCCCCTGCCTTAGTATTAATGTATGTTAAATCACTATCGTAATGGTAATAATAAGTGCCTTCATCTAGTAAGTATTGCCCTCTATCGTAGTTGTAACCCTCTGAATATTCAGCATACCCATCAAATGCATAGTAAGTCGTAGTATCTAAATAAGTTCCCGTATTTTTATACCGTTTAATAGTTACATTACAGTAAGCAGTTGACCCTAAAGTAGTACCCGTAGTATTGTAATTTATAGGACGTAAATTAAAATTAATGTATTCACGAATATAAGGTGAAACATCGTAATAAGTAGAGGGTGCAGAAACGCTAGGTATAGCTTTACTTAGTGTGTAAGTTGGTGAACCAGGTGCAGAACCCGTGCCATTCCATAAAAATACTTCTATCTTACTACTCGTTTGTCCGGTTTCATTAATTGTAATGATGTAAGGGCTTCGTGCAAATATTCTATTACTCATTTCTTAGGTTGTTGTATTGTTAAGTTGAATAAATTAATTGAATCTAATCCAAATTTCTCTATTAGTTCAGCAGGTAGTTTACTAAATGCTTTTTCAAAAGGTTTTGTAAAGAATAAGCTTGGTTTAATACCATGTCTAAATATTGACCTTGCAATTAAGAATTTCAGCGTTTTACGAGAAACAAATTTACCTTTTTCATCTCGTGGTGCAATTCCTCTTCTTACCATCCATTTATCTAAGCATCTTCTTAATCCTCCTGCAGGACCTGAACCCGTCCCGAAATTATACTTACCGTCTTTTACTACTGTTTTTAAATTACCGTTTTTATCTTTTCCCGCGGGACCAACTCCGTTAACTCCCTTATCTTGAAAATGTCCGTAATCTACCATAAAGAAATCCATCATAAACGAATTAGGCATAGCAACTGCGTGAGATTTTAAAGAGCTGTACAGTTTCTTACTGCTATTCTTTTTTAGATTGGTTAAATTTTTACGACTTTCACTAATTACGTAATTTTTAAACTTATCTAATTGTTTTTGCGTTTCACTTTTTTCTAACATGAACTCATCTCGTTAGGAATTAATACATCAAAAGTCATTGTCCAACCTGCTAGTAAGTTTTCAAATCTATCAGTAAAAGGCTCACAGCTTGGCTCGCCTTCTAATTGGTAATTATCCTCAAAAGTTTCTCCATTAGTTAACTGTGCAACTATTCGAGATAGCATGATAAGTTGTGTGTTTAAAACGTCTTGTCTATTTGTGTTGTCTATAAATAAACTTGTAGGCTCACTCTTTGAAATATCTACAATATCCATAGCAATTATAGTAATATTAGCTTTTAGAACATTTGGCAATATAGAAACGTTGTTTACCATTATATGGCTCAATGGAAATATAGTTTGTTTAGATAAATCTATATCGTATAAATCCCCTTCAGTAACCTGGTTAACAAAAGGCGAACCAATTAGCAATGTTCTTAAAGTATCGATTAAAGTATAATATCCGCTCATCTGTTTTGTCTTTTTATTTGTGCCACCTCAACGGCTAATTTTTGTTTTTCAAATGTTAAATACGTTAAGCACTGGTGTAATGGAAGTGAGGTAACTGCATCGAATCGCTCCAAGTTTCCTTTAGCAATTGCATATATTGACTGATACCATCCCCACCGTTTGCTAAATTGAGTTGATTCGCTAAAGTCGTTTTCATCTTCTTGCTCATCGTTTTCTCCAAATAGTGAGGGATAGCCTTTATTAATTCGTTTCCTAAAGTCCAAAAAAAAACACTTGCAGCAATTGCTATTCCACATGGCGCAAACTTCATTACATCTGCATAGTTTATAGTTCCTGAATACTCTTGTATCTCGTAGGCATCTCCCTTAGTTTTTACAATCGGTCTATACATAGCAGCCATAGCTTTGTGCATATCCTCCCAACTTGAACTATACTTAACTATGTCAATATACTCACCCATGCTTATATCCTCAACACTTGGTATAAAACCAAACTCTTGTGTGCCTATGCAAAACCTATGTATAAACTCTTGCTTTTCTGCAAATATCTTTGAAAAATGCGAGATCATTTCAGCTACTGAACTAAGTTTAATTTTAACTACGTCCTTTAATTCAATACCACAGAATATCTCAATCATTTTCATAGAGATAAATTCCTCATCATTTGAAGTAGCGCAAACCTCTTGAAACTTTTGATAAGCTCCTAGACTAATTTCGTTCACACTTGTTGCTCTTGTAACTTCTAACTTCATACTTATAAACTAATTTAATTCATATTTGTACCCCCTATCTAATACCGTAATTTCCGATTGGTTTAATCTCAAACCAATAACGCATCATAATACTATCCCACTCATCAGGTGAGCGCCCTATCATTTCCTTAATCTTATCCTTAGGAATGATTGACAAACGCCCATCCTTATCTATATCCTTCATTTTAATCTGCTCCATCTCCTCGCTTGTAATATCCCTTACATTTCCATCGTTGCAAATCTCCCCTACTTCTTTTAACACTATTTTCTTAGCCATTAATATACTGCATTGGCTTTTTAAATTGTCGTAGTTCTCACCGTTCAATGCTTTACTATTATTTACAAACCCGTTTATCTTTGGTTTAGTGAAATCTATTAAACCACCCCCGACTCCGTCCTCATCAGCTATCACATTACTAGAACTTATACCATGTTTTCTTTGTAGTTCGTATAGTTTTTCTAATACCACATCTAAACCGCTTTTAGCAATCTCAAATCTATCAATTACTAACCAACCGTGCCATACTCTAAAAACCGTTTTATCTTTACCCATACGGGCTACGTCAATAGTCATGTACTTTTGTCCTTCACGCTTAATATGAATAGGGTTAAAATAATCTATAATACTATCTTGGTCTATAAGCGTGCTAGGGTCGTCATCATACTCCCAATTACCATAGTATAATCTTTGCTTACTATTCTTATCTAACTGTAATAATGATTTTAAGTAAGACGGGTGCAAGTGTGGGTTATCCTTTGGGAGGGCTTGTATAAACTTTCTGTAAGGTAGTAAGGTATTGTTCTTATCAGGCGAATAGAACTCTTTATACGTCCAATTCTTTGCAGGGTTACACGTACCCAAAAGTTTAGGGATTAAGTCGTATTCGTTAAGCTTATATCTAATCCTTGACTTAACTATTTGCCATGCTTTATAAACAACCTGATTACATTCGTCAATAAATGCAAATGTAATTTCAAGTGACCCAAGTGAATCGTAATTTGGGTCTGAAGGGTATAGGAATAAATCTTTGAGTATTATCTCACTACCGTTGTTAAAGTAGATAATATTTGATTGTGCATTATAGTTGTATTCAGCTCCGATATTTAAAGAAGTAGATAACTCAAAGAATGTGTTTAGTGTAGTCTCTTTTAGCGTTTTCAGTTTTGCCCTTCCCATTAAACATCTAACACCAGGATATTTTTGGCACATAGATATAAGCCAAAGACAACCAAAAGCAGACTTACCACCACCAGCAGCGCCTCCGTATAAAACCTCTTCAGTTGTCCTATCGTTTAAATAATAAGTTGCGTGTTCCTGCTTTACTAATAATCTCAATCTTTTTTAGGTAATGTTTGAAACCACTCATTCATCTCTTCACGAAGTTTACCACTGCAAACGTAATCATCTAAGAATTTATGTGGGTCTGTGCCGCTCACATCCACATCTAATTTTAAACCGTTGTATTCACAATCACTTTTTACCCTGAATGTAATTACACTTCCTTTAGTCTTCAATATTTTGTACTTCATCTGTATTCGGGTTTACTCCTATTCCTAAATTAATAATATTCTGTATCTTTTCGCCCATAGTTGTAACGTCCATTTTTTGATTAGGTTTACCAAAATAGTATTCAAAAGCCATTTTAATAGCCCAATCTTTACCGCTTTCTATTGCTATCTCTAATTGCTTAAACGCTTCAGGCATTATAGGAGAAAGTTTCTCTATTAAATTCTGCTCTTCAGCTTTACTTTTACGACCTCCATTTGAATGACCGCCATTATTTTTTCTTTTATCTTCCATAATTGAAATAAATTGAGTTCAATTATTTAATGCTTTAATCTTGTTTATATTCAGCGTGCAACAATCTCAAATCCTTAAGAATATCTCTCCAACAGTCGCCACAACTTGTAGCCATCTGTTTATCATTAAATACGCGGTTGTATATCTTAAGTAAATAACCTTGTTCAGCTGGTGAAACTTGGTTTCTAAACGTCTTGAAAAAATCTGTAAGGAATTCATGCTCTGATTCAATTAAACATTCTATTTTTTTGTACTTCCATAACTTGTTAAGTTTTTCTTTTCGCTCCTCGCATCCGCAATCTTCTCCTGCAATAAAGTGTACTAATTTATCTACTCCCGTAGCGTGTAAAATCTTTTCTACTGTATCACCTAACCCTTTACTTACTCTTCTTTTTGCCATAATTGTTTATATTAGTTCGTAATCTTTGTTTATTAAATCCTGATAATCTTCACCTACATTTTGTCTTAACCTACGATAACAATTCTCTAACGTCCTTTGTATACTTCTTAAAGTTATTCCGCTACCTTTTGAAATATCACGCATTGAAATTGAATCGTTCATGTAGATAGAAAATAGTAGTTGGTCATACATATTCCACTTCGTCACTTCTTTGTTAATCTTTACGTTGAAATTAGAACGGGCTTTAACCTCATCTAAGGTACAATTTTCATCAATCTGTATATCATAGTTGCTTAGTGAAATCGTTAAGTTATCCTGTTTAAATTGTTGGAACTGCAAATTTCGTAAAGTAATCCAAACATAAGACTTTGATAGCACACCGTTTTTAAATAGCTTTTCGTAAGATGACAATTTGTTAAGTCTTAAATACATATCTTGAACTACATCTTCGCAAGTATCGGAACTAACCCCAAATGACCGTACAATCTTACACCACTCGGAGTGGTACTTTGATAGCTCTATCATTAATTTATTACTCATCAATTCAAATAATACATGAATATTATGTTTAAAGATATGTTTTTTTTCTTTATACAATGATAATTAAAATGTAAAGGTAGTATTTTAGTTTCGTAAATATCCATAATTTTTAAAATAAAGTTGTTAAACGTGCAACCTGCCCGAACTCTTTGTGAAATATAAAACCTTCAATTGCTAAAGGGGAGTGTTGGTATCCTGATTTGTGATGCCAACTATCAGCAGGGCTAGGTGAACGTAAAGACTCTATTTGTACGCTCATAATATCCTTGCTTGTCTTGTGGTGAACGTGGTGAGTAAACCAGTATCTATGTTTACAATCATGCCAATATTCTGAAGCTTCATGGCACATTAATAATGGTAAATCGTTTTGCTTTGCTCCGTCTCCGTGAGTTGTTCCGATTAGGTTTTTACCGTAGGTTGTATATTTACGGTGTGCTGGTGAACGATTAAATGTAATGTTTTCATGTGTATTATACCAACTGTAAAGCGAATCCATTAAAAAGAAACCACTCATCTCGTCATGATTAGAGACGTTATAAATTATTTCTAAGTCTGCAATCTGAACTAAGGTTTCAATAATGTCTATGTATAACTGCTTTGCCATAATGAAAGCGTCGAACCATTTTAAATGTGAGTCCTGCGGAGTAAGTTTAGTAGTTGAATTTCTAGTGTTATCAGTGTTTAGAACATCGTTACCAACTATTAAAATAATCTTATCAATACTAAAACCATTTGATTTTTTAATAA